TTTGCCCCTGATATTTCTATATCGGGGGTTCTTTTTATGGGTAATCGCAAATAAATATTTTAAAAAAGATTAAAAAAGTATTGTTTATATGAAATAAGGTTTTATATTTGCTAAACAATCACAATAAAATTAAAAACAATGAAAGCAAAAACAGTCATTACTTGGGCAACAATTATCGCAATGCTTTGGGTAGTAGGTCAACTTCAAGACCAATTCTGCAGGTAATGAATGTCAAGAAAATACTTGACCCTATATGGGTAAAATGCAGATTATGCAAATCACTTTATACAATCACAATTAAAACACAATCAAAATGTCCGAAATGTCACTGCCTAAATGGGGCGACCTAAACACCTTTGAACGCCATAAGTTACTTGGTGAGTTAATTGATGCTATGATTTATAGCGGAGAAGCAGTACAACACCTCAAGGTAACTGTTGAGCAGTTCAGATTGATGGGATACGTTAAATCAATTATTTTACCTCAAAACGAAGAACAATGAAAATTTGCACATATTGTAAGAAAGAGAAACCAATAGAGCAATTCAACAAGAATGCTGGAACAAAGGACAAACACGCACACAGATGCAAAGCGTGTGAGAAGGCAATCAAGGATAACAAAAAAGATATCTATTCAGATTTATACAAGATTTTTTAATAATCAAAACCAAGACAATGACAAGTAAAGACCTCAGAAGATTGCGAAGAAGCAAGGAAGTAACACAAGAAAAGTTAGCAGAGATTAGCGGAATATCACTTGCAACAGTTAACAGAGCAGAAAAGACTGGTAAGGTTAGACTGAGTACAATGCAAAATTATTTCAAGTTTTAGAAGAAATGCCTTAACTTTAACATTAAATAAATCACAAACGCAATGAAAAAACAAGTCACAACAAATGTCCGCATACCTGCGGAATGGTTAACCATCAGCATCAATGACATTATGATTATGGTCACTGCAACTATAAATGATGCAGGGGATTACATTGATGTCAATGTTAGGGAGATTCTTATGCCAGGGTATCACTGCCTTAACATAATGCCTCAGTTCCATTCTGCCTTTTACGAATTGGTAGAGCAGAAGTGTATGGATGCTTACACGTTTAAGATGGATTCAGAGTATGACCACGAATACTACGCAGATTATGCCTTCTGAAAGAATTGAGATGACCCTTGAGGTCAAAGGTGAAGTCCGAGCAACTGCATTCCCACAAAGGACCTACGAAGGTATAGAGAATCAACGTAAGCAATGGTACTACTTTTATGGACTGAAGAGCATTAAAGAGTGGGAAATTTACATATCTCATATCTCTCCAATGAAAGAAAACACACCATTTAAAATAGAAAGACCTTTTCCTTATTACATTAAATCACAACAAAATGACACAACAGAATCAGAATCAAAACCAGCAAACCTCTATTGCGAACCAGTTGATACTTCAGGGGGATTTGTCCAAACTGTCGGCAAACGACAAGGTTAGGTATTACAACGGGTATTGTGAAAGGATGGGACTTGACCCATTTACAAAACCATTTGACATCCTCAGACTTAACGGCAAGGAAGTTCTCTACTGCACACGTTCAGGAACTCAGCAATTGAACAAACTGCACAAGGTATCTCACCTTATTACCTCAAGGGACACAAATGCAGAGGCAGGGGTTTATATCGTAACTTCTAAAGCATCCCTTCCTGATGGTAGGTGTACTGAATCAATTGGTGCGGTAAACATTGCAGGACTTAAAGGTGAGATGTATGCTAATGCCATTATGAAGGCAGAAACCAAGGCAAAACGGAGGGCAACGCTTGACCTCTTAGGATTGGGTGTATTGGATGAATCAGAGGCAGAATCAATCCCTAATGCATCCACAGTAGCACTGCAAACAATGGTAGAAGCATTGCCTCAGATGGAAGTAGAATCTGTTGAGGTTATTGAGGAAGACCCTGAATTGAGCATTGGTAGACTTGCCATAGCAATCAAGAAGGCGAGTAACATTGTGGAACTCAAGGCGGTCTACGATGCGAACAAGCATAAGATTGAGACTAACACATTTATCAAGGACCAACTAAAAGCAAGAAAAAATGAACTCCTTAAAGGTTAATGAAATAAAGATGGGGGATATTGCTCCCACCAAATTTGGGATTGAGTTAATGGCAGATGCTATCCAAGAGCAGGTCAATGATGGACTGCTTGACCCTTTGGAGGTGGCAATAAAGTTTAATAGTTTAGAACAACTGGTAAAGTCGGTGAAATCCCGAATAACTGAGAATGTTCTTACAGAACTTATGAAGCATCCAAAAGGCAAGGCAGAGGTACTTGGGGCAGTTGTTTCCAATATGGAAAGTATCAAGTATGACTTTTCAGACCTTGCAGGTTGGTCAGAACTTGAAGAGCAGATTACCATGTTAAAGGAAAAGCAAAAGGAAATAGAGGACAAAGAAAAGACCTACCATAAAGGCGACCTACCTATTAAGTCAGTAACTTCAACCTTCAAAATTCAACTCAGTAAATAAAAACAAATATGCAAAAGTTAATTAGTTTAAACATTGACGTAAGTAAAATTGACGCTAAAAGACTCTACAAGGGTAAAAAAGGACAATATTTGTCCGCAACTTTGTTCCTCAAGGAAGAGGTGGACCAATACGGAAACAATGGTTTTGTAGTGGAATCCATTACCAAAGAAGAAAGGGAGCAAGGCAAGAAAGGTACAATCATCGGGAATGCTAAGTTTATGGCAGCAGGTGGACCCTCAAAGCAAGAAGAACCTCAAGACCTTCCATTCTGAATTAATCACACGGGTGGGGTTGTAATGACCTCACCCATACTAAAACCAAATCAAATGCAAATCACATTAGACAGTTACGAAAGAAAGATTGTTACAGAAATAGCAATGGATAGACAAAAAAACAACATTGATAGAGGAAGCAGGTCCTACAAAATGGGAGGAGGTGATGACCTTCTCATTAACATTGAAGGTACTGGCGGTGAGTTTGCATTTTGCAAACTGAAAAATATCTATCCTGATATGACCATAGACCACCCTATACCTTTTGACTGCTATATTAACGGACACGGGTATATTGATGTCAAAACAACTAAGAAGACAAACGGAATGCTTTTAGTTGGAGTTTGGAAATCAAGGTCAATACCCGACTATTATGCTCTTATGGTAGGGGAATTTCCGAACTATGAGTTTAAGGGATTCTTTCCAGGTGAAGAAGTATTTAAACCTGAAAACCTTGTAAACCTCGGACACGGAGAAACATACGGGATTGAGCAGGACAGATTAAAAATGGAGTTATGATGAAATTAATTAAAATATTCTACATGATTTATTTTTTTGTCGTTTCAGTTCCATTAGCGGTCATATTTTATATGGGTGCAACCATTATTTCATTTATAAAACCAAAGTTTTGAGGGATATAACCTATCATTTAGAGAATGCAGTTGAGTATCTTGTCTATGACCTTAGCATTGAGGACATAGAAGAACGCAGGGCAAAGGCGGTCACCTATCGGTCAGGGAAGTGCGTTTGTAACTTTATGGGATATCCTCCCAATAAGATTAGCGACTTGAGGCAGGTTGGTCGCAAGGTTATCAGCAGACTTGATGGCAAAACCTATGCGGTCCGAGTTAAGAAAAAAGAGGTTACAAATGAATAGTTTTGTATCTTTGCAAAGTAGACAAGCATTTGAGGTAGTGTGCAGATGCTTGTTTGTAAGTACAGACATAAATGGGGAATCGGGTAAACACACTACACCTGAATCCCCTTTTTTTATTTTATGAAGAAAGATGCGTTTTATTTTCCGCATTTCGCAAACTCAAGGCACGATAGAAAGATTATGCGTGTTCGCATTGAGTTAGGTCTTGAAGGTTATGCAATCTATTTTATGTTACTGGAAGTGCTTAGAGAGCAAAATGACTTCAAATATCCATTAGATGATATTTACATTCTTGCACATGAATTCGGCATTAGTGAGCAAAAAGTAAGAGTAGTGGTATGCAATTATGGTTTATTTGAAGTTGATTCAAATGAGAACTTTTTTAGTATTAAGCAGATTTACTACCTACAACCTTACATAGAAAAGACCCAAAGAGCAAGAGTTGCAGCACAAAAAAGATGGGATAAGGTAGAAACAGATGCAAATGCAATGCAAATGCATAGCAAATGCAATGCCGATGCAATGCAAATAAAGGAAAGTAAAGTAAAGGAAATTAAAGTAAAGGAAAGTAAAGTAGGTTTTGTACGTCCTGAGTTATTTGAAGTACAGAACTATTTTGAAGAACTTGGAAACCTAAATGAAGCAGAGGGATTCTTTAACTACTATGAGAGCAATGGTTGGAAGGTAGGAAAGAACCCTATGAAAGATTGGAAAGCAGCATCAAGGAATTGGATTAAAAACTCTAAAAATTATACTAAAAATGGAACAAGCACTAAGTCAAACTTTGACATCTATAATGAGAAACGAAACGAAATCCATGACTACTTCTCCGAGATTGACAGACTCAGAGCAACTGGACTTGGAACGCTTTAAACTTGCAAGGTCCTCTGAAAAGTTAAACACTGTAAGTATTGCTCTTGTAGTTGATGAACTTATCAGGGGTATGCATAAACTTGGCATCAAAGGAGATAAGATACCCAACAAAGAGGAACTATCTGTCATGTATAAGTCAATCGTTGAGGAATACCCTAATATCAAGTTCGGTGAGTTATCTCTTGCTTTTGATTTAGCAAGTAAAGGTAAACTTGATATGGAAGCAGAAACCTATCAGAACTTTTCAGTCTTGTACCTGCACAGGTTGCTTAGGGCATTCGCAAGGTATGGGATGCAGAAACTTAACGAGATTAAACCAGTGGAGCAGGAGTCTAAATGGCAACCAAGATTCATAACTGATGATGAAAAGATAGAAACTGCTTTTGATTGTTACTCAAAGTTTAAGCAATGGGATAACATTGTGTTCGGGATAGATGTCTTCCATATCCTGCACAAACGTGGTAAAATCATTGTAGAGGTTGAAGATACCTATGACAAGGTAATATCTGCAATGAATGACAGGATGTTTAAAGGTTCAAGGCAGGACAAGATAGACATCAAGAACAAGTTAAAAGATGAAGAGTACCTTGAGCATCAGTGTTATCGCATGGCGGTATCTCAATACTTTGATAAACTTATAAAACAAGGACAATGACACACGGAAGCCTTTTTTCAGGTATAGGTGGGTTTGACCTTGCTGCTGAATGGATGGGATGGGAAAACAAGTTTCATTGTGAGTGGAATCCATTTGGTCAAAAAGTACTCCATCACTACTTCCCCAACGCAGAACAATTCACAGACATAACTAAATCAGACTTTACTAAATATGCAAACAAAATTGATATTCTCACAGGAGGATTCCCTTGTCAACCATACTCAGCATCAGGTAAAAGACTTGGAAAGGAAGATGACAGACACCTCTGGCCGCAGATGCTCAGAGCGATTAAGGAAATTCAACCACGTTGGATTGTGGGCGAAAACGTTTACGGACTTGTTAATTGGTCAGACGGGTTGGTTTTCCACGAAGTGCAGGCTGACTTGGAGGCTGAAGGGTACGAAGTATTCCCGTATTTATTGCCTGCTGCAAGTGTCAACGCACCACACAGAAGAGATAGAATATGGTTTGTTGCCTACTCCAACAAAATCAGACTATCATGTAAGATGGAAGACAGAAAATTGGGAGGGCAATTCAGATTTGCCAAGTGTAATAAATACAATGAATGGGACACGTTCACAACTGAATCCGCTATTTGTGGAGAAAATGATGGGATTCCCAAAGAATTGGACTCTATCAGCATTTCAAAATGGAAAAACGAAAGTTTAATGGCATATGGAAATGCAGTTTGCCCACAGGTAGTTTATCAGATATTTAAAACTATTGAACAATACGAAAACCTAAACCAATGGATTTAACCGCAGGAATGTTGACCAAGTTTGCACTTATCAAGTTGGAATCCAAAGGTTACTATGTTTGGCGTAATAACAACTTGTCTGTGCCTGGCAGGAAGTTCATTGGTGAAAGAGGTGTGGCAGATATCACGGGATTCTGCAAGTCAACAGGCAAGGCAGTCTATTGTGAGGTAAAGACAATTAAGGATAAACTTAGCGATTATCAGATAGTTTTTCTCAATAGAGCAAAAAATGCAGGTTGTTTGTGTTACCTTGCAACAGATAACAAAGGCATCCCTGAACTTAACGAATGGGTCTGACAAAGAACGATATTATCGCAGGTCTATACACTGACAAGGATATAGACAATGCCATCAAGAAGATGCAACCATTTGAGTTGCAAGATGACTTGAGGCAGGAGATGTTTATGGTATTGTGTGAGATGGATGAAGAGAAGTTTATGTCATACCATAAGGGTGGGTTCTTGAAGTTCTATTTGGTCCGAACAATGCTGACAATGATAAAGTCAGATAGGTCAACCTTCTTTAATAAGTTTAGGAGAGTATTTACCGAATGGACCGAGAAACATGATGCACCTGATGTAAGTGATACCATCCAAACCGATGAGATAACTGTTAAACTTAACAACTCTTTAAAGATTCTACATTGGTACGAACTTGAAATCCTTAGACTATACTCCGAGAATGGGCAGAACATAATGTCCCTTTCACGGGACACTGGCATTCCATATCGTTCCCTTATGAAGACAATTAAAAAAAGTCGCACTTTACTTAAATATAAAATTAAAAATTATGTTATTGATTAAGGTTGTTATCGCATCACTTTTCTTTGTTTTTTACTTTATAGATATGGCAAGACTGCCTGAGAAGTGGAAAATCAATTTTAAACCATTTAACTGTAATATGTGCCTTAGTGTATATGTTGCCATTGCTTTGTACTTTCTGCCAGTAATGGTCCTTAATTGCGTTCTTGTGGCATTTGTTGCAGGGGTATCTGCTCCGCTATTTAGAAACCTAATGAATAATATCTTTTTCAAAAAATAAACTATGGCACAACAAACGGCAGTTGAATTACTACATGAAAAAAGTAATGAATTAATCACACAGTATTTAGATAATAAAATAACTAAAAGGGATTTGATAACTATGCACCACAATATTTTATATCCACATAAAGAAATAGAGAAAGAACAGATATTAAATGCCTGTGAACAATTTTCTCATTATCCCTTTGATATAATTGACTATTATCAATACTACAACGAAACCTATAACAAATGACACACGAAGACGAGCAATTTATTCAAGACAATATTTACAACTTTGAATGTGTCAAGATTGGGTTTATGAAGAACTTACCTTTGCACATCTTGGTGGGATATGAGCAGATTTACAGAAGATATCTTGACCCTGGTTTCATTCTCACAAGTTGGTGTTCTAACTGCGTGGCAGACATGATGAAAAGACTTGTTAGGTATTGGGATGAATACCAAGCGAAGAAGGTCCTTGATGCAGAATTGGTACAAGAATCTGTACAAGAACAAACACCAAAGAAGAAAGGTAGACCATTTAAAAATAAGCAATGAGAATCATCACAGTCGGTCAGCGTAACTCGGGGGTTTCATTCCATCGCTTGTTCAATCCTTTAATCTACTTGCCCAAAGAATATGCAATGATGACAGATGTACTTACCGAGGAAGAACTTGAGAAAGGATATGACATACTTTTTATCAATCGTTACATAGCAGGGATGGAGGTTGATGAGGTTGTAAGGTTAAGGGAG